ACAGGGCAAGTAAATATTAGTAGTGCAATAGCTTCTAATCCGGTTGTAAATATTACTAATACAACTGCCGGTGGTAGTGGTACTGTAATACAAGCAGGTAATAGTTATGCTAATTATGCAATGAAGGTATTAAATGCAGCAGGAGACGAAAAATTAAGGCTTGATGGTAACGGTAATTTATTAGTTGGATATACATCAGACCAAGGATATAAATTTGGTGTAAATGGTACAAGTATTTTTGCAAGTAATATGATAATTGGAGCTTCAAGTGATGCAGGTATTACTTTAGTTCCGGCAAGTGGAACAAGTAAATATCAAACTGCTGGAAGTGGAAATAGTGGTGCAATATGGCACGCAAGTATAGAAACGACTTTTGCTTCCTACGAAAATGCGGGTTGTTCACAAATGGCATTTAAAACTGAAAATAAAGGGTCTGGTACAACTGATACATCAGTTGTCCAAATGGTAATACGTCCAACAGGAGATATTAGAATGACAAGTTTAGTAGCGGCTGGTAGTAGAACTGTTTTAGCGGATGCAAATGGACAATTAAGTGCTCCTGTTTCTGATGAAAGCGTAAAAGAAAACATTATACCGATTGAATATGGTATAAATGAAATTATGCAAATGAATCCCGTTTGGTTTGAATTTATTGATGAATATAAAAATTATGGAGAAGGCAGACAGAATGGTAACATAGCTCAAGAAATGGAAGCGATTATACCAGAAGCAGTATTTACAACTCCTAAAACTGGTAAGATGGGTATTAACTATGACCAATTACACGCAGTATATATAAAAGCTATTCAAGAGCAACAAGCTACCATAACATCATTACAAGATAGATTAACCAAAGCAGGTTTATAAAAATAAATAATAAATAATAAAAAATAAATAATATGTATCAGGTTCAGTGCCAGTTTATCCCTGGAAATTCCCAAATCTGGGTAGCACAGCTAACCCCCGAAGATCCTATTTATGATTACGATACCGAAAACGCTGCTTGGGTGCAGGCAGTAGATCTTCAAGAAGCCGATCCAACAGGTAGATTATATAGAGTAGTCTATATTTAATACAAAAATAGAAAATGGCTATAAATTTTAAAAGAGTTACAGGATTGGGAGGTGTAAACTTCCAAAAAGTTACTAATGGTGGGGTAAATTTTAAAACTCCTGCCGCTGCACCTACTATTGTTACAAATGGATTAACATTATACTTAGATGCAGGAAATGCTACATCGTATCCTGGTACAGGAACAACATGGAATGACTTAAGTGGTAATTCAAACAATGGAACATTCAATACTACACCAACATACAACTCTAGTTTAGGAGGTTATTTTCAATTAAACGGAGGTCAAATTGTACAAAGCTTTCCAAGCAGTATATCACCTGCAGGAAGTTCACGAACTGTAATGGTGTGGTTTAATATGGCTGATACAACTAGAAGAGGTTTAATTGCAACTAGAGATACCAATAGTAATGGCGGTTGGGCATTTGTTCTAAATAGAACTGCAGCAGGTAATTTGAGTTATTTTAATATTGCTGGAGGTTTAATTGAAAAAGCAGCTGGAATCACTCCTGATAGTTGGTACATGGCAACATTAACATATAACTATTCTACAACTACTGCTGAATTATTTATAAACACAACATCATTAGGGAGCCAATCTTCCTTTAGTGCTGATAGTAATCCTGGATTTAATGGTGTAGCTGCTGCTGAGCAACAAAATGATTTTGGCGGTGCATTCAGCGGTAAATACAGTATAGTAAACATATACAGCAGAGTACTAAGTAGTATAGAAATACTTCAAAATTATAACTTCTTTAAATCAAGATACGGACTATAAAAATAAAAAGTTAATGCCATTAATTCTATCAAATACAAATAGTAACAGTACTGCTGGGTACACTCTTCAAATGAGTAATACATTAAATAAAGGCAACCTCGTTATGTCGGCAGCGGCATCACCTTTTATAACTGCAGGATTAATATTAAATTTAGATGCTGGAAATGCTGCATCATATCCTGGTACAGGAACAACATGGAATGACTTAAGTGGACAAAATAATACTGGAACATTAGTAGGAAGTCCTGCTTATACATCAAGTCCCGGTTATTTTACTTTCGCTGCAAATAAAAACGTTACAACAGCTTTAAGTAATATTGCTTTATCTGCTGCAACTTTTATTGCTTGGGTTTATTCAACACAAACCCAAAATGGATATACAGGTGTTATATTTAATAGAACTGGGAATGGCGGAAGTACAGTAGCTGCAACTGGTATGGATTTATTTTCTAGCAATTCAGTTGGATATCACTGGAATGATAGTAGTTCAACCTATAACTGGAATTCTGGATTGTACGTACCAAATAATGCTTGGTCAATGATTGCAATAACAGTTAATTCCACTTCTGCAACAGCTTATTTATGCCAATCTAGTGGAATAACAACAGCAACAAACACAGTAAATCATTCACCATTAAGTGGATTAAATTTCTTTATTGCTTGTGACCCAGCTAGTAAGTCAGCAAGAGCATTCATAGGTAATATTGCAATTACACTGATTTATAATACAGCTTTATCACTATCAGATATAACAACAAATTATAACACTCAAAAATCTAGATTTGGATTATAAGAACACCCCTAGATATTTATACTAGATAAAGTCCACGCTTTGGGGACAGTGAACCAAAGAATTAAGTATGGCAAATGAATTTATAGCTCGCAATGGTATTATATCTTTAAGTAATATCCAAATAACAGGTAGCCTGAATGTTACAGGTGGTATCACAGGTTCTATATCTGGAATGGCTACTACAGCCTCTTACATCAATCTCGCACAAACAGCTTCTTATAATTTACAAGCCATAAGCGCTTCTGTGGCAGTTACTGCTAGCGCGGCTAGAAACCCCGTATCACAAGGAATTACAGGTGTATTAGGTACTCAAGGTCCGGCTGGAAACGTTGGAACGCAAGGAGGTAACGGTATAGTAGGTATTCAAGGTACAGGCGGTCCAACAGGAACTACAGCTGCACAAGGTAGAACAGGTACTCAAGGTCCTACTGGTACAACCGTACAGGGTACACAAGGTGCTTCTAGTAGTAACGGTGATCAAGGCACTTTAGGTGCACAAGGTAGAGTAGGTACAACTGGTCCAACTGGCACAGTAGCAGGACCAACCGGCCCTTCAGGTCCTACAGGTAGAACAGGCGGATCCGGTCCAACCGGTCCAGTAGGTTCTACCGGTCCAACAGGTCCTCCTGGCCCGCCAGGTCCTCCCGGCCCAACTGGTTCACCTGGTCCAACAGGCGGACCCGGTCCAACCGGTCCAACCGGTCCTTACTCTACAGCAGCATCTGGCAATTCCGATTATGTTATGAAGTTTACTTCAAGTACAACAGCAGGTAATAGCTTAATGCAAGATAACGGATCTGCATGTATTGTGTCTAATTACATTTATATGTATGTACCTAGCGGTACTGCCGGTAGAGTAAATATCACTAAAGTAATTACTGGTAACCCTAGTGCAATAGCTTGTTATTCTAACGGTTCTTATTGTGGCGGTATGGATTACAGTGATAGTGCTACTCAATTTCTATCTTCTTCAGATTATAGGTTAAAATACGATTTAAAAGATTTCAACGGTTTATCTTTACTTTCGAGAATTAAAGTATACAACTTTGCTTGGAAGCTAGACGATACAAGATCTTATGGTGTAGTAGCTCACGAATTACAGGAAATTTTGCCCGATGCAGTTATTGGGGAAAAAGACCGCATGGGATCAGACGGAAATATGAAACCTCAAGGGGTTGATTATAGTAAAATAGTTCCTATATTAGTTAAAGCTACACAGGAATTACAGGAAATAGTTACACAGTTAAAAAATAAATAGAAGTATTAGAATATGGCAAATGAATTTGTAGCCCGTAATGGTATTATATCTCAAAACACCCTGCAAGTAACAGGGAGTATGAGTATAAGCAGCGGCGGTATTACTGGATCTTTTTCAGGTACCGTAGCAACAGCATCTTATGCGGCTTTAGCTCAAACTGCTTCTTATGCTGCAAACGTACTAAGCGCTTCCTTTTCTACTACAGCTGGTTATGCTCTAACTCCAACCGTACAAGGTACACAAGGTACACAAGGTATAGTAGGTGTATTAGGACCTCAAGGTGCCGTTGGTACACAAGGTGGACAAGGTACGACAGGTAACGTAGGTATTCAAGGCATAGGAGGTACACAAGGTACACAAGGTCCAATAGGAACACAAGGTATTCTTAGTCCTCCCGGTACAATAGGTATAATAGGCCCTAAAGGTCCGCAAGGTACAGGACCCGGTTCACAAGGAGCTCAAGGCGGTACAGGCGGTACAGGTCCGCAAGGTGCTACAGGCTCTCCTGGAGGTCAAGGTACTACAGGTACAACTGGTCCTACCGGTAGAACAGGTCCTGCAAGCGCTGTAACAGGCAGTCCCGGTCCGACAGGCGGTGCTGGAGGTACAGGTCCACAAGGCGGTACAGGGCCAGCCGGCTCACCCGGTCCTCCAGGTGGTACAGGTCCGAACGGTTTGAGCGGTACCACAGGCTATATTGCTAAGTATACCTCATCTACTACTGCAGGCAGTGGATATGCATATGACGATGGATCTCAGGTATTGATTGGTAATACTTCAGCTAGTACTAGTGCAGGAAGTATTTGGATGTATAGACCAGGCGGTGCGGGTTATGGTAGAATAAATGTAATAAAAACATCACCAGGAGGTAATGACGCTGTAGCAAACTATTCTAATGGTAGTTATGTAGGAGGAATAGTATATGCTGATACTACTTGTAGCTTTCCAACATCTTCTGACTATAGATTAAAGTATGACTTAAGAGACTTTAACGGTACGACTTTACTTTCAAGAATTAAAGTATATGACTTTGCTTGGAAAGTAGACGATACAAGGTCTTATGGAGTTATTGCTCATGAATTACAAGAAGTTCTTTCTGATGCAGTTTTCGGAGAAAAAGATCGCATGGGATCAAATGGAGAAATTAAATACAAGGGGTGGATTATAGTAAAATAGTTCCTGTATTAGTCAAAACTATTCAAGAGTTGCAAGAAAGAGTTATACAGTTAAATAGTAAATAGAAGTATTAGAATATGGCAAATGAATTTGTAGTTCGTAATGGTATTATTTCACAGAATAATATTCAAGTAACAGGTAGCTTGAATGCTACAGGTGGCATAACCGGATCTCTTTCTGGTACTGCTGCTTCTGCATCTTATGTAATTCTCTCTCAAACAGCTTCTTATGTTGTAAATTCAGTTAGTGCATCTTATTCGTTTACCGCTAGCTTTACCAATAATCCAAGTCTAACAGGTGCACAGGGTACACAAGGTATTCAAGGCGGTACAGGAGCACAAAGTGCACAAGGAGGAATAGGACCTCAAGGTACAGGCGGACCTCAAGGTACGCAAGGTACTACGGGTACAAACGGAAATGTAGGTATTCAGGGCGGACAAGGAGTTACAGGTACACAAGGTACCCAAGGTACACAAGGAGCACAAGGTTCGCAAGGAGCTCCAGGTAGTCAAGGTCCAGGTGGAACAACAGGTACACAAGGCGGATCAGGTTCACCCGGCCCTCCCGGCCCTCCCGGAAGTCAAGGTACACTCGGTCCGCAAGGAGGTCAAGGACCAACCGGTTCTCCCGGAGGTCAAGGCCCAACAGGCGGTGGCGGTCCAACAGGACCTCCAGGCGGACCTGGTCCAACAGGTCCAACAGGCGGACCTGGTCCAACTGGTCCAAACAATTTAGCTGGTTCTACTAATTATATTGTTAGATTTACAGGGAATCTAGCTGGAACTACCGGTGTTACATACGACCAAGGAACTTTAATACTAGTAGGCGCTACTACTGCCAGTACTAGTGTTGCAACTGTATGGCTTTATAGAACCGCTAACGGATCTGGAAGATTTAATATTATTAAGACTGCTGGCGGATCTTATGACTCTTTTGCAAACTACTACAACTCTACTTATGTAGGAGGAATAACTTACAGTGATAGTGCTACAGGTTTTGCAACATCTTCAGATTATAGGTTAAAGCACGATTTAAAGAATTTTAACGGTTTATCCTTACTTTCAAGAATAAAAGTGTACAACTTTGCTTGGAAATTAGACGATACAAGATCATATGGTGTTATTGCTCATGAATTAAAAGAAGTTCTTCCTGATGCAGTGAATGGCGAAAAAGATCAGTATTGTGAAGTCGATCCTACTAACATTAAACCACAAGCAGTTGATTACAGTAAGATAATTCCTATATTAATACAATCCCTTCAAGAATTAGAAGAAGCGATTACAGAATTAGAAAGTAAATAAAGTTGCTTTTTAATTTAAAATAGCGTATATTAAAGATCATACGTTTGTTATAAGAGATATAAATAATGGTTATAAACTTAGTTAAAGATATACTACAGGAGGGTGGTTCAATTCACCCCTTAATAATACCTCCAGATACTACCAACGGAACTGGGTTGATGAATCCATCTATTTTTGTACGTAATGGAAGATTGATTGTAAACCTACGTCACGTAAATTACACTCTATATCACTGTGAAAACGGTCAATTATTTAATAACCGTTGGGGACCCTTAACATATTTAAATCCCGAAAACGACATTACTTTACGTACTGTTAATTACTTTTGTAAATTAGATTCTAATTTTAACATAGGAGACTACTGTACCGTAGATACTACTCGTCTAGATGTTGAACCTATTTGGGAATTTGTTGGACTAGAAGATGGAAGACTGGTAGAATGGGAAGGTTTATTGTATTTATGCGGTGTTAGAAGAGATACTACTACAAACGGACAAGGACGAATGGAATTGTCAGAGCTAATAGTAAACAATGAAGCTGTAAAAGAGGTTGCGAGAAATAGAATAGAAGCTCCCAATGATCCAAGTTCTTATTGTGAAAAAAATTGGATGCCTGTTTTAGATATGCCCTTCCATTTTGTTAAATGGACTAATCCTACTGAATTAGTAAAAGTAGATTTAAAAACTAATACCTCTAAGACGGTTGTAACAAAAAGACAGGTAGGAGATCTCGGAAATTTAAGAGGAGGATCTCAAGTAATACCCTATAAAGGAAAAAGAATTTGTATTATTCACGTATGTCATTTTTGGTATACTACTTTAGAACAAAAAAATGCTAAATACGATCATAGGTTTGTAGTTTGGGATAAAGATTGGAATATTGAATCTATCTCAGAACCTTTTAGCTTTATGGGAGGTGAGATTGAGTTTTGTACCGGTCTTGCTGAATACGAGGGTAATTTACTTATTACTTTTGGATTTCAAGATAATGCTGCCTACCTATTGAAAATGCCTACTAAGTTCTTTGATAACTTCGTAGAGTTTGTAGAAGAAGAAAAAGAGCATTGGAGATCAACTCCATATCCTACTTTAGAATTTACAACTTCTATACCGTCTAAGGGATGTGTAGTAGATTGTGCTTTCTGTCCTCAAAAAACCTTATTAAATGTCTATGACTCTACCAAGACGATGACATTAAAGAATTTTAAAAAGATAATTGATAAATTACCCAAAGAAATTAGAATAACATTCTCAGGATTTACTGAACCTTGGTTAAATAAGCACTGTACGGATATGTTACTGTACGCCTATGAACAAGGGCATCCAGTATCTGCCTTTACAACAGGTGTTGGAATGACTATAGAAGATATAAAGCGTTTAAAAGACGTTAAATTCACTCAAGGACCTAATGGAGGATTTTGTTTGCACTTACCTGATCAAGAAAGAATAGCTAAGCACCCTATAACTCCTCGTTATATTGAAGTATTAAAGTACTTTAAAGAAGTACAAGATGAAATTAAAGGTTTTTACTTAATGTCTATGGGAGAGGTACATGAAGATGTTAAACATATCTTTCCAACAGCACATATACCGACCTTTTGGTCTCGAGCAGGTAACTTATTAGGTGAGGCAATCATTAAACCTGAATTACAAAAGTTTCAAGATAGGTTTAAGCATATGGATCATGGAGATCAAGAAATGACTTGTGGATGTATAGAAGACTTATACCATAATGTAGTGTTACCAAATGGAGATGTATCCCTATGCTGCATGGATTATGGTTTAAAGCATATTATAGGTAATATCTACGATCAAGAATATAATGATATAATTCCTAAACCTTTATCTTGCTTCAAACTTTGTCAGACTTGTGAAAATGGAGTAGACCCTAAAACTAAAGCGTAATGGACTTACAGTATTGGCTAAATAATTACATATTAGATCCTTTCAATCCTAAAAATAATTTTAATTTAGGACTTTGCTACGAAGAAATAGGGCAAACAGCTTCAGCTGCTGGGTATTATTTAAGAAGTGTAGAGTTTGGTAATGACGACGATCAAATATACGAAGGACTCCTTAGAATGTCTCTATGCTTTGAAAGACAAGGTAGTAGAGTCTTTACAACTAAGGGTGTTTTATTGAGAGCGATATCCTTACTTCCAAAAAGACCAGAAGCTTATTTTTTATTAGCGAGAACCTATGAAAGAAGTAGAGATTGGCAAGAAACTTATACATTGTGTACTATCGCACCTCTAGTTACTACCGATAAGCCTAGAACATTAACAGATGTTGAATATCCAGGGGAATTTGGATTTGTATTTGAAAAAGCTATAGTAGCTTGGTGGATTGGTTTAATGGATGAATCTCTGCATTTATGGAGGACTTTAAAGAGAGACTATAATCTTCCTCTTAGGTATAAAACTACTGTAGAAGATAACTTAAAAAGGTTAGATACAGGAATTAAAGAGCCAATTTTATACAATAAGGCAAAATACGAGCAGTTAAAGTATAAGTTCAAAGGAGTTTATAATTTAAAGCGAAATTACTCCCAATGTTACCAAGACTTCTTTGTTCTTACAATGTTAGACGGTAAAAGAAACGGAACATACCTAGAAATAGGATCAGCCGATCCGTTTCACGGCAATAACACAGCTCTACTAGAAAGAGACTTTGAATGGAAAGGAATTTCTATAGATATAGATGCACATTGGGTTGAGAAATTTGGTAGAGAGAGAAGTAATACGGTAATACAAGGTGATGCTACTAAATTAAACTATTCTGAACTGATTCCAGAAACAATTGTGGATTACCTACAAGTAGACTGCGATCCTCCAACTATATCTTATGAGGTTTTACAGAAAATACCGTTTCATACACATAAATTTGCTGTAATTACTTTTGAGCATGATTATTATGCCGACCCAACTCAAAGTATTAGAGATAAGTCTCGCAAGTATCTAGAGTCTTTTGGTTATAAGCTTGTAGTAAGCAATATTGCACCTGATCAGTACTCTTCCTACGAAGATTGGTGGGTACACCCTGATTTAGTAGATAGTAGGATTGTTGAGAAAATGGAGCAAACAGACGGTAGAACTAAAAAAGCTGAAGATTATATGCTTGGCAGGGTCTAAGTATTGGAGGTCTTCGAATTTATTAGATATTTATATATAGTAAACAAAACTTAAACATATGGTATTTGGAATTATCATCATAGCTATAGCAGTAATTGTTGCTGTACTATTGAACAAAGCAAAAATCTCTAAGATAGCTAGTCAAGTTGAAGAAACTATAGCACCAGCTATTGAAGAAATTAAGGAAGTTGTACAAAAAGCAGAAAATGCAGCTCCTAAAAATAAGACAATAAAAGCTGCTTCAACAGCTGTTAAAAGTGTAAAAACTAAAAAACAAAAATAAAATGAGCAACAAGGTTACATTAACTCCAGAGGAATTAGTAAAATTCCAAGCAACTAGAAAAGAAGTCTACGAAATAGTAGGAATCTTAGGCGATTTAAATTACAGAAAAACTCTTTTAGATCTTGAATTAGAGGGTTTAAAAGAACATATCAAGCAAGCTACCGTAGCAGAAAGAACCCTTTTAAAGGAGTTTGGTGAGAAGTACGGAGATGGTTCTATTAACATAGAAACAGGCGAAATTACTACATTATAATAATTTAGGTTTTGCCATCGTTACCAGCTATTTATTATCAGAAATAAACACATAAAATGGCAGAAGCATTAATTAGTCCTGGCGTTTTCCTTAGAGAAAACGACCTTTCTCAAATAACAGCAGGTCCAATTACAGTAGGATCAGCTTTAATCGGCCCTACAGTAGTAGGAAAAGTAAATACTCCAACCCTTGTAACTTCATATTCTGAGTATAAGGCTAAGTACGGTACTACTTTCGTTTCAGGAGGTAATACACAAGAGTACTTAACTTCTCAAGCAGCTTATAATTACTTCCAACAAGGAGGTACTTCATTGTTAGTAACAAGAGTGGCTAGTGGTTCTTATACTGCAGCTACTTCTTCTATGGTTATTAATAGCCTAGGATCAGCTTCTTTCCAAATAAGTACTTTATCAGTAGGTACAGTAATGAATAACAGCCAAGGTGCTACTACAGCAACTAACGGGTTATTACCTTCTGGTTCAGCTGACAACGTTAGATGGCAGATAACTCAAGCTGATACAGCTTCAGGATACTTTACCTTACTTGTTAGACAAGGAAACGACTATACACAAGGTCAGACAGTATTAGAGACTTGGACTAACCTATCTTTAGATCCAAACCAAAATAACTATATTGCATACGTAATTGGAGATCAAGACCAAAACGTAGCTACTGATGAAAGCGGTGCTGCTTATTTAAACATAACAGGTAGCTACCCTAACAGATCTAACTACATTAGAATATCTAATGTATTCTTCCCAACACCAAACTACTTGAACCCACAAGGTCAAGCATATGCAGCTTACACAGCTTCAATTCCTTTAAACGGTAGTGGATCAGCAAACGGATCTTTCGGCAGCGCAACTGGTGCTTTATACGGAGGTCTATTGACAAATGGTAGTGCATCTGTTGCATTAAATTTATTCGAACAAATACCAACAGTAGCTGCATCTGCTGCTGCTAACAATATTCAAGGATTAGTTAACACTAATTACGATACAGCAATTAGCTTACTTGCAAATCAAGATGCTTATGTCTATAACGCAATTTACGCACCAGGTATTACTAATCAAAACGCTGCAAGTCAAGTATCTACTCTATTAAGTACGGTTCAAAATCGTGGTGATGCTATCGCAGTAGTAGATATGGTTGGATACAATCAAGCAATTAGTACAGTAGCTACTGGAGCTCAATCTTACGATAATTCTTATGGTGCTACTTATTGGCCATGGGTTCAAGTAAGATCTACAGAGACTGGTAGATTAAATTTCGTACCAGCTTCTACTATCATACCAGGAGTATATGAGTACAATGATAAAGTATCTGCTGAGTGGTTTGCACCTGCAGGTCTTAACAGAGGAGGTTTACCAACAGTAATCCAACCTGAAAGAAGATTAACTGTAGCTCAAAGAAACACTCTATACAACGCTAAGGTGAACCCAATTGCAGTATTCCCAGGTCAAGGTACAGTAGTATACGGTCAAAAGACATTACAAGCTAGAGCTTCTGCTTTAGATAGAGTAAATGTAAGACGTTTACTAATTGCATTAAAAGGATACATTGGACAAATCGCAGCTACATTAGTATTTGAACAAAATACAGCCGTAACTAGAAACAAATTTATATCTCAAGTTAATCCTTACTTAGAATATGTACAACAAAGACAAGGTTTGTATGCATTCAGAGTAGTGATGGATGAGACTAACAACACACCAGATGTAATTGATAGAAACTTACTTGTAGGTGCTATTTACTTACAGCCAACAAGAACTGCTGAATTTATCCAATTAGACTTTAACATCTTACCAACAGGTGTAACTTTTGGATAATAAACTATAAAAACTCGTTCGATGAACAATAAAACAAGAATTAGATTACATTTATCTAAGAATTTATTTGAATCTCTATCAAGAGAAATTTTAGCAGAAGCTAAAGTTAATGGCGGCGGCGCTTATACAGTAGCTGTAAAGACTCCTAAGACTGGTAAAATCAAAGAAGTAAATGCAATGGCAGATACCGATAAGATGAAAAAAATGGAAGAAAAAATGTCTTCCAAAGAGAAAATGGCTAAGGGCTTATATAATGAGGTAGACGCTGAAATGGATACCAATAAGATGAGAACCATGGAAGAGGGTCCTAAAGTAAAGCATGATGTTGAGTCTTTAAAGAAAGCTAAGGCTAAGATTGAAAAAAAATTAGCTGAAATGCAAATTAACGTAGCCGAAGAAGATAACGTAAGCGAGGTAAAATCTGCTGACGAGATAAAAATGAACGATATCTACTTCTTTACTCAGTCAACAGATAAGTACGGACAATCAGGAAAAGCAGCCCCTATTAAGGTAAAGGTTTTAAGTGCATACAACGACGAATGGTTTAGTGTAGAAGTACAAGAAAACGGTCCTGATCATAAGAGAGGAGAGAAAATTAAAGCTTCGTATGTTAATTTATTTCCGTTAACTACTCACTTTAGCGGTAGTAATGAACCTATAGATGAGAAAAGCAAAGCCGCTGGTACACACTTACACAAGCCACAAGCTCCACCTAGTTTAAATGAGTTACGTAAGCAAGTTAAAAAGTAATAGATAAGATATTTATATTAAATACACCGCAAGATGCCAGTATTAGACCCAAATGAAATAATGTTTACAGCGTTTGAACCAACTGTTCAAAACCGCTTTATAATGTACATAGACGGTATTCCTTCTTTTATGATTAAAAGTGCAACTGCACCAAACATCAACTTAGGAGAAGTTAAAATCGACCATATCAACGTTTACCGTAAGATCAAAGGTAAGGCTGAGTGGCAAGATATGACATTAAATTTATACAATCCAATCTCTCCTTCAGGACAACAAGCCGTAATGGAGTGGATTCGTTTATCACATGAGTCTGTTACAGGACGTGATGGATATTCTGACTTCTACAAGAAAGACTTAAACTTGTCTATCTTAGGACCAGTAGGTGACGTAGTGAGTGAGTGGATTATCAAAGGAGCTTTTATTAAGACATCAAACTTTGGTTCTTATGATTGGTCTAACCAAGATGCTATCACAATTGAATTAGGTATAGGAATGGATTATTGTATCCTTAACTACTAATCGATTTAAAATACTAAGAAAGCCGCCTTTTTGGCGGTTTTTTTATGTAAAACAGTTGGAAAGTACGGAAAAAGTCCGTATATTTAGGTATAAAAATAAGAGTTATGACACAAGAAACCGTATTGATATACTTTATAGGCTTTATTGCAGCTATTTTCGTATTGAGAATGCTTAGATTTACTATTACCCTTCTTTTTAGTATGGTAGAAGATACTCTAAGAGAGTCTTTTCCGAAATACGATAGTACTCTAAGAGACTTCTTTCTAAAGATAGATTTTGCAGTGAATAAACTGCGAATTTTAGGTATTCGCTGGCATTTTATTGCTGCTTTCTTGTATGTAACCTATGCTGTAGCTCACTAAAAAAGTTAACCCCTATATATTTATCAATATATAACTAAATTAAGATTATGGACAATGAAAAAATGAAGCTCCCTACGGAGAACGTTGAATTACCTTCAAAAGGACTTATTTACCCTACAGAAAACCCTTTATCTTCAGGGGTAATTGAAATGAAGTATATGACTGCTAAAGAAGAAGATATTCTTTCCAATCAGAACTTCATTCGTTCAGGAGTAGTATTCGATAAGCTATTAAGATCTCTTATAGTATCTAAAATCGATTACGATGATTTATGTATTGGAGATAAAAATGCAATTTTGATTGCAGCACGTATTCTAGGGTACGGTAAGGACTATCAGATTAAGTATCCTCACCCAAAAACAGGTGAAGATGAAGTAATTACATTGGATTTAGCTGAGATTAAGAATAAAGATATAGATTATAGCTTATTACAGAATAAGAACGAATTTACCTTTGTTTTACCTCAATCTAAGAACGAATTAGTATTTAAAATATTGACTCATAGAGATGAAAGAGTAATAGAAGAAGAATTAAAAGGACTTAAGAAAGTTAACCTATCAGGCGAAGTTACAACTAGACTAAAGCAAGCAATTCTTGCAGTAAATGGTGATAGAGATAAGAAAGCCGTTAGAGAGTTTGTAGAAAACTACTTACTTGCTTCAGATGCAAGAGCTTTGAGAGAATACATGAAAAAGGTAAATCCAGATTTAGATATGACCTTTACGTTCATTGGATCTGATGGCTACACAGAGGAGGGTGTAGATTTACCGCTAGGGGTTTCCTTTTTTTACCCTAACGCCTGAGTATAGAGCCTCAGTTTTTACTCAAATCCACGAAATAATATTCTTTGGTAAAGGAGGCTATGATTGGGAGACTATATACAATATGCCTATATGGCTTCGTAAGTTTACTTTCAATCAAATCAATGAATACTACAAGAAAGAACAGGAAGAATACGATAAAGTACAGGGAAAGAGTCAGATAGTGACAGCTAACAAGCCTCTTGCAAAACCCGGCATTCCAAATCAACAACCTACATATACGAGCAAAGTGTCTAAAAAATAGGCACTTTCTCTTTTTCTAAAAAGGATCAAAAGTCCGATAAGCTCTATTTATATACATGAAGCTATTTAGTAAATTTTATATGGCAGATCCTCCAAATGGAGGCGGGTCCGGTCCTAGCGATAGAGATATTAGAAACGCTGAAGAGTTGAACAGACAATATTCTGAAATGCAAAGGACTCTCAGAGGCATAGGACCTGAGCTATTGAACGAGATTAATGAACAGATGGAGTTTCTAGATGAAACTGTTCAAGACATTGTAAAAAGTATCGGAAAAGATTTAAATAGAGAAATTCAAAGTAGTATTAGACTTACTAAAATACTATCAGATAGCGAAAAGGGAATAGGAAAGAGCCTAACTACTCAAGTAAAGGTACAGGAGCAAATTAAAGTGGTAGAAGAGAGGAGAAAGTCAATAATGAGTCTTATGGAAGAATTAGTAGGCGAAAATATAGTAATGACAACAGCGATGGTAAGGCTACAAGAGAGTCTACTAGAAACATTAAATAACCAAGACGAAGCATTACAGAAGCAATTAATTAAACTTACAAAATTTGAAAAGTTACTAGGAGGTATTGGCGGGGTATTAAAAGGTTTATCTAAAATCCCGATCGTAGGCCAGTTTATTAAAGCAGATGAAGTACTTGCTAAAATGAAAAAAACCGCAGAAGAAGGCGGCAGTAAGATGAAAGTATTTTGGGAAGGTACAGATACTTTATTTAAAGGTATAGGGATGAGCTTAATAGGTTTAATAGTACCTGCTTTAAAATTTGTAGTTGATGCAGTAATACAGTTTGATCAAAAAGCATTTGATATTGCTAAAAATTTAGGTACTTCTGCAGATGAAGGAGAGCGCTTACAGAAAAATTTCCAACAAATAGCTATTAATTCTGGTAATGCAGCGTTAATGAGTAAAGACGTAGCAAAAAGTTTTACTGAGATTTCAAATACCCTAGGTTTTTTAGTTCCTTCATCTGGAGCATTTGCTGAATCTGCTGCACTTATACAAAAGAGACTTGGTGCATCGGCAGAAGATATGGCCGTATTAGCTAGACAGTCTGCATTAAACGGACAAACCTTAGAACAAACTTATGCTACGTTAAGTGCTAGTAGGGTAATAGAAGGGGTAAGAAATAAATTAGCTCTAACAAATAAACAAATATTAGACGGCATTGCTAAAACAAGTGCTGCTATTGTTATTAATTTTAAAGGCAGTACGGAAGCTCTTGCTAATGCAGTTATTAGAGCTGCTAAATTAGGTACTACATTAAATGATGTTAATAAACAAGCGGAGTCTTTAATAGATTTTGAATCAAGTATACAAAAAGAGTTTGAAGCACAAATTCTAACTGGTAGAGATATTAACTTAACAAAAGCTAGAGAACTTGCTTTATTGGGTGATACTCAAGGCTTGATGGAAGAATTAAATCGTCAACAAGTCACTTACGATTCTTTTACTAAGCAGAATGTAATTCAAAGAAAAGCAGAAGCAGACGCAATAGGTCTAAGTGTTGAAGAGTTGTCAAAGAAGTTACTTGCACAAAAACAAGCTAATGCCTTAGGTGCTGAAGAGGGACAATCTTTACAAGAAAGATATAACGATTTAATGAAAACTGCCGATGGACAGAAGCGAATTAAAGAAGAGTTAACCGCACAAGAACAAGCTGACTTGAGAAGAGCTTCAATGCAAGACAGATTTCAAGCCGCTGTTGAGAAGTTGAAAGATACTTTAGGAAGTATGTTAGGAGGAGATGGACCTGTAGGTAAGATGGTTAATGCTTTTGCTTCTTTCGTAGGCGATACTAAGAAAATGACAGCTTTAGGAAACACTTTAAAGAGTATTTTTGAATCTATCAGTAAGACTATAGAGCGCTTCCCGCAGATTTTAAGTGCTTCAGTAAGTATAATGAAGGTACTAGTATCTCTATCTATAGCCAGAGCTGTAGCTAGTATAGTAGCTTCTTTAAGTACAGTTCCTATAGTAGGAGCAGCAGCAGGAGCATACGCAGGCTACAAAGCCTATAACTGGCTAGATGGTTTAGCTAAAGGAATAGGAGGAGGAGCACCAGGTATAAGCATGCCAACTGAAAGCGGAATGACTCAACCTCCTACCGGCTATAACACGCAATCGCAATCTGAAAATGAAGGAAAAAATAACACAAAAACACCGGTAGTAAATCTAAACGCAAATATACAAGTTGGAACAGAGGGATGGGGAAAACAAACTTTAATTGCTCTACAACAACATCACGGAACAACACTTAGATAATATGGCATTATTAGGACAAATAAAAAAATCACAGTTAAGTAAACAAGGACGAACCAATCCTACAGGACAATTTGAAGGAACTCCTCAAAATGTCGCTACTGTATTAAGAGGTTCTTCCGTACCCTTAGCTTCTTCTGTAATACCTGTAATTGAAAATCCAATAGATGTTACATATGGTGCAAAACCACAACCAACCTATTTAGATTACTTGAGAGCTTCTAATAAAACATAATTTATGCCATTAATTAATTTCAAGACTAATTTTACTAATTTAAGATTTGGCATGGATCAACCGGGAGGTGGAGATAGTGGTCAACCATTCATCCAATCCCCTATTGAGACTGCTAATACCCCTACGGAATTTAAAGATTTTTACAATCTTAATAGAACTAGCTTAGACTTTCCAATAAGAGGGGGAGCGATAAGCTCTCTAGTAGATGGAGGATATACAACACAAGCTGCTATTATAGATTTAGAGCGTATTAAGAAGTTTTTTAAATCCGCACCACAAGGTGAGACTTTTATTAATAAGCAGAAAGGATTACAATTAACCAATCCGATAACACAAGTTCCTAACTCGCTACAGTTTCTAGGGCTTTCTTTAGGTAATGCAGTTATACCTACAACACAGGTCTATAATCCAGCAAATACTTTAGCTCAAGTAGGAGTACAGGGAAATGGAACACATTTTAATAGACACGGAGTTAGTCCGAATGCATATGAGTCTGTTTATCAGACATATCAGTATATTCAGGCGCACCTCAAAACAATACAGAAGTAACTAATAGATTATCTATCCTACGTGCTTTAAAATTAGTAGGAACTACAAACTTCCTTATAAATTCAGATTTAACTACCGGACTTAGTCTTGATCCATTACTTGTTGAGAGATTAGGTATTTCAACAATCCAAAATCAATTATTTAACTATCCAGGAGGTCCTGGTTCAAATTACGGTATTGGCTTTACAAGAATCTTTAGAGCCACTGATACTAATATTACTAAGTTAAGTCAAACTAGACCTGATCCTCGCTTTACTGCTAATGGAAGTATAGCACAGCCTTATTCTGCTATTGCTTTTACCTATCAACAGCTAGCTCAACAAACAGGCTCTTATGCAGCAGGTAAAACACCTCTAACAACAAACATACAAGACTTTAGAAATCAACTACCAGCCGGAGTATCTGGTACTGCTAGATCAGATTACTCTTTGTACAACATAGCTAATAAAAATAACAATTCCACTAAGAGAGGTTTAGGTATTGGTAACCCCGGCTCTCCTATTCAACAAAGTAACGTATTTAATGTTCGAAGAGTTACAGATATTGGTAGTGATTTAGTAAACTTAAATCCTTTCTTTTATTATACACAAGACGGAGCAGGAGAGCAAACTCCATGGACAGCAGGAGGGCAAGATACCAAAGATATTATTAAGTTTGCTTTTGAATGTATAGATAATAATCAACCCTCACAAGCTATTGGACTTGTATTTAGAGCTTTCTTTGATGGTCAAATTAGTGATTCAAATACAGCAGAATATAATACATTTAAATACCTAGGAAGAGGTGAAACTTTTAGAACTTATCAAGGATTTGATAGAACAATTGGATTTACATTTAAGGTATTTTGTCAAAGTAGACAAGAGATGCAACCTCTATACACTAAATTAAATAACTTAGTATCCCAAGTATACCCAGACTATTCTCCTACCTCTAATTTAATGAGAGGAAATGTTGTTAAATTGACAATTGGCGATTATATTTATAGAATGCCAGGATTTTTAGAGAATGTAAATATAACTATTGATAATAGTAATACCCCTTGGGAAATTCAATTAAAAGGAGCATTAGAAACAGACGTAGCAGAATTACCTCATATGGTTACTGTTGCATGTACATTTAAACCAATTATGGATATTTTACCGAGAAAAGCTACATTCGGTGATCTAAATGTACCTCTTATTGCAAACGGAGGCTTAATGTCTCAAGGAGCATTAACTCAAGTTCCAACAGTTCAAAATAATCCTGTTTAATAAAACATTTATGCAATCTAGATACCAAAACATACCAGTCACAAAGCTAAATGTTACAAGTAGTATGTATTACCAGACTAATATCTATCCTGAAATACAGCCAACCAATACAGACTACTATGTAATTGCGACTGCAGACGATAGATTAGATCTATTAGCATATGATTTCTATCAAGATTCAAATCTTTGGTGGATTATTGCTTCTGCAAACGCATTACCAGGTGATTCTATGTACCCTCCCGTAGGTATGCAGTTAAGAATCCCAACAGACTTACAAACAGTAGTAAACTCCTATAATTCAGAGAATAATGGCTGAGATGTTATCTAACGTCATTGGTGCTCCATTTTCAGAGTATGTTTTGACACAATTAAGCTTAAGAGCAACGCATAATAGTTCTCTCACTAGAACTAATGACGAAGTAATGTTTATAGCCAATAAAACGGCCTGGGTAAGATTAACTTCCTCTGTACAGATTAATAAAAATCAAGAAGTTCTAAATGTAGGAGCAGGAACTCTACCTGGCTTTAAACCCGTGAGTATACCAAACCCTTTGCTAAATCAATACTATAAAAGCCTATTAGGAACTCCCGCTATTGGATATAATGATTCAGACTCTTTAAGAAAAAATTGGATACTCGAAGCAGGTACTTCTATTTCAACTGGCGATGGTATTGATTTAAGATCTGGAATAGGACCAGAAGGTGCTTATGGATTAGGAGGAACTGAAGAATTAGGTTATAGACCTATGCCCGGTTTAACTTCGGTGGAAATAGATACAGTAGGTACTTTAGGTTCATTAAGACAAGCCAATATTCAATTTAAGGTTTGGAATATAAATCAACTTAATGTTATGGAAGCCCTATACTTTAGATTAGGCTACTCTATGATACTTGAGTGGGGACATACACAATACTATCAAAACAAAGGAGTAGGAAAGCAAGGCACTTTCGTAACAAACACATACGGTCTTGATCTTTTTTCAAGTAAAATGAGAAAGGAAGAGGTCCAACAGAAAATATCTAAACTTACTTACGACTCTAGCGGTAACTACCAAGGTATGCTTGGTATAGTTAGTAACTTCAACTGGTCAATGAATCAAGAAGGGGGTTACGATTGTACTGTTAAGTTAATAGGATTGGGAGCAGTAATTGATTCATTAAGAATTAACTCTTCTTATAAAATGCCAGACTCTTTACAAGAAATCTACGACGCACAGCAGGCTATGCAAAAAAGAGAGCAGCAAGAAGCAGAAGAATTAAAGAAAAAGTTAGACCGTCAAAAAATAGGGCTAACCTCTGTACCTGTAACGTTTCCTAAAAACATCGACGAAGTATATACTGTATTATTTGCAACGGATTTAGGAGAAGAAGCAAAAAAGACTTCTGCTCAAGAATTTTTTAGAACAATATCTTACTACTCCGATTATCAATCTGATCCAACACTTTCTAACTATATTCCTGATTATTATTATAAAGCAGTAAAAGGAGGAAAAGATGCAGTTCCAAAACAAAGAGAGGAAATTGATAAAGTAGCAGGATTATTTATAACAACTAAAGACGCAAAACTTAACTTTAAAGCAACAATTCCAGCTAACGTTACAGTTAATTATCCGCAACCTATTAAACTAGATACTTCCTACTTTAATAAGCGATACCAAGAGTATACTACTGCCTACCCTAGCCCTAATCAGAATAACTTTATTCTTACAACTAAAACTTTAGGCTTTAATAATGTTTTACTTGAAACATTATTTCCAAGTAGCCAGGTTAGAGACTCTATATTAGAAAATGTCATAATTATAGAACCTGAATCTAAAAGTATTATTGATGTTTCTACTGCTTATTTAGCTACACTTGAAAACAAATACAGAGATCGAGCTTATATAAGAGAGGTAGTAACTGTAGTACTACCTTATATAGGAAGAATACCAGGCGTTATTGAAGGTACTACTATAGATAAGACTTTTTTTGTAGCTATTAAGTTTATTCCGAGTACTGCTTCAGTTATAGCAGCAGACCTATTTTCGTTTTTTAATAACTGGTTAAACAACAAATCTGGTATAGCAAATGTAATAGATATACAAACCGATATTGTAAATCAGAATAAGGATACTTACTATAAGAATTTATACATTACTGCAAATATACCTACAACCACACCAAAAGACCCTACTATACAAATTATTACTAACGATACTAGTTACATCGCTGCTACTCTTTCACGACCTGAAGAACAAACAATTACACCTCCTGTACCAGAAATTGCAAATGAGGGTGATACAGCCGGAGACATCAATAGTACAACTTCCGGTCAAGTAGATCCAGGAGAGCGATTTAATTCTGCTTTACATATAATGCTTAATGTAGTTAAAAGCCAACTTAAAACAGAAGCTAGTAAACGTACGGGTGTTACTTCTGCATCACTACTACCAACTACAAAGTTATTATATAATGACGGTATATTAAATGGAGTACTAGCTGATAAAGCTGGTAGAATAGAATCTGTAACACCGCTTAATGATGTAAGGCAATTTGACTTACTACAATATGCTTTAAAAGGATTTAATAGTAATTTAATGTCCGACCCTACTGTTTATAACGAGGTAGAAAGCGTAAAGTTTGATAAGCTATGTACGGGATATTTAATTCCTTATGTACAGAAAGACGCAAAAGGACTCCCGAACTATCCAACTTACATAAAGTTCGGTTACTTATTAGCTTTTTTAAATAATATGTGCCTTATTTACGATTCAACTCAAGATACAGATAAACACCCCTACGTCTATCTTGACTTTAATCCAGAGACAAATTTATGCCTAAGCAATCCTCAACACCTTTCTGTTGATCCCTATACGTGTATGATTCCCTTTCAAGGCACTGATGACGATTATATAAAAATATTTCCAGAAGGTATATCAAGAGAATCTCTTAGTAAGGAATTTAATAACGCACCTTTAACAGATACACTAAATACAGTATCTAAAAGTATGGAAAGTTTTAAAGGTAACACTCTATACCAAGGTAAGACAATGGAAATTTTACTTAATATAGATTTCTTACTTGAAACTTTAAAACAATATACCTCTAATGATAGAGAGCATGCAATTAACCTTAAAGGTTTTTTAGATGCTATTGTAACCGGTGTAAATAAAGCAACAGGTAATATTAATTTATTTAGAGTTGCTTATAGAGATGATTCCAATACTATAATTATTAAAGATGATCAGTTTGTACCTTCTTTACAAGGAGAAAGTACATCTATGGAAAGTGTTAACGGTAATCAAGTTATATATAACGACACCCTAGGCCCTATAGTACCAAGATACGGACAACTTCCTGTATTTGGTGTAAAGAGCTTAGTAAGAGAAATGCAATTTCAAACCGACTTATCAACAGCAATATCAAATCAAATCGCTATTTCAGCTCAAGCAAGTACAGGGTCTGTAAATTCAACCGACCACTCCCCTTTCAGTTATTTAAATGTAAATTATTCTGATGCTTATAAGCCTTTTGTAAGAAATGTAGCAGCCGCTAAAATAACCACAAAGCCAGATGAAGATAAATTAGCAATAAACGATCTTAAACAAGCAGGTCAGTTTAATCAACATTTACGAAGTATTTATAGTATTAATACCGATAAAACATTATCGACAGGTAAAATTGATATGGCTACTAACTATTACATTAACAGCATGTCTAACTTAAAAGCTACTGACGGTATAACTTCGGCAGCTCCCTTCATACCTGCAAATTTAAGTTTAACTTTAGACGGTATTGGCGGTGTGATTATGGGACAGGCTTTTACTATTGACCAAGATAGACTTCCTTTATCTCTTAGAAGTGTAGACGACCCTACCCATACTAAAGTAGGTTTTATTGTAGTAGGATTAACTCATACTGTTCAAAATAATCAATGGCTTACTAAAATTAGAGGACAAATGATTAAGCTTAGAGATACAACAAATTACGCTACAAGATTAACTCCTATTACTTCTTCACAAAAGACAAAAGCAAATACGGATAATTCAAGAATTACTATAGCAAACACTCCTTGGAGTGCAGCCTTTATTAGCTATGTAATGCAACAGGCCGGAGTTACATCTTTCCCTCTTAACAGTAACCATTTAGCTTATGCACAAAAACTTAGAGCTACTTACCCGCCAAATTCTACAGATAAAAACGGATTTAAAGTTTTAGACACTACTACCACTAAAATAGAAGTGGGAGATTTAATAGTAAAAGGAAGAAGCGGTAATAACGTATCTTTTAATACTAAAGAGTGGTCAGGGAATGGTCATGGAGATATTATAGTAGGTATTAACAGCAATACTGCTTTATTAGTGGGCGGTAATGAAGGCGATACTGTACAACAAACATCAGTCGGACTCGTTGACGGTAAGTTAGGCAAATCTGATTTCTTTGTAATACTAAGACCGCCAAAAGACTCAGTGAATAAAATAGTAAGTATTACTAAAGCTGAATATAAGAATTGGAGTACTGGGAAGTGGAAAGAAGATACTGCTGCTGCCCGTCAAAGTTTAACAGCTTATTATAAAACTGTTGGAATAAACGTATAAGATATGGCATTAAAATACTATCCATCAACTAGAGTTAGAACCAACCTCTATACAGCAGGAAATGAATACCAATTACCTAACGGGAAACCCTATAGCGGTAGATACTACGAGGTATTTGACGGAACTGTTTATGCAGGTATTAATCCTATAGTTGGAACCAATGAACTTTTAACTCCTATTAGCGATAATAGTACTTCTGTAGCAAGATCTGTAAATTCAACTGCTTATGTAACCTCTAAAACCCAAGGCAGTGCAACTAATCTTCCAGACTCTGACGTAACTTTAACTGAATTAGTTCCTTACTATCCAATCCTAATACCTTCAGACTACCAGCAAGGTTATTTTATAAGATACTTTGCAAAAAGTGTTACAGGTCCTCAATATGTTATAGAAATATCACAAGCAGATTTTGTACAACTACAAAACGGAAATGTATCCCCTACTGTATTGGGATATGAACACACTAGTATGCTTTGGCAATTAACTGGCCCGTTAAAAGATACAAGAATTTCTCAGTATCAAATTCAAGGGGGTGTTTTCGATACAAATAAAAGAGTAACAGAAGCAAAAGCAAAAGGATTTAACGGTATTATAGCCTTTATAGGAGGGGATTATACTAAGTATGCAAAAATAACCCCATAAGAGTTGGTTCTTTAAAATAGTATTCTTATTTTACTGTAAATAAATGTTATGTATTTCATCGTCGAGACCGAAGAGCAATTAGCACAGCTCTCTAGACCGGAAAAATGTTTTATAGAGCTAATGTCTCTTTCTGAGCATACTCACCCCTCTCTAACTACACCGTGCGTATTATATTATAACGATTTCCAGAAAGGTTATATAATTCCAATCAATCATTCAGAAGGTTTTTCTTTTTCTATTGAAAAGATTCAGACTTTTCTTCAAGAAATCCCTAAAGTCTACTTGTTAGATCACAAGTGGCATTCTTATTACTTAGATCTACCTAATGCAATCGATTTATACTTTACTGCTTTAGATGTAGACGGTAAGGTTGAAGATTTTCAATGCTATACACCAGTACACCTAGACTTCTACGAAAAGTTTAAATACTCACCAACAGTAAACACTTACATTCCAATCTCAAAGCATTATGAAAGGTGTGAATGTATGTTTGAAATAGTTAAAAAGTACATTGGACTGGAGTTAAATACAGAATGGCAGGGTATATACACAGAAGTATATAAATGGGTAGAAGAGCAGGGAATCTTGGTGGATGAAAAGCTCTTTGATAAGTACTTTGAGACTCCTTGGAAGGGGAGATCTATGAGGGATAGTAGGGTTTATTCAAGTTATAACCTATATAACATTACCTCACGTCCTACTAATGCATTTAATAGTATAAACTTCCTGGCTTTTAATAAAGATAACCATTCTAGAACGGCTTTTATACCGCAAAACGATGCTTTTGTAGAGTTTGACTTTGATGGATATCATATAAGATTAATTGCTGATGCAATGCATAGTGATATTCCACAAGATCAATCAATTCACGAGTATTTAGGTAAGCAGTACTTTAATAAAAAAGAATTAACACCAGAAGAATACCAGGAAGCTAAGAAAATTACCTTTAGGCAGATGTATAACGGAGTAGAGGAGGAGTATATGCACATTGAATTCTTTTTAGACGTATATCATACTGTAAGAGCTATGTGGACTACCTATACAAATAATGGTTTTTTAGAGTTACCAAACGGTAGAAAACTTACCCAAGAAAATACGAATCCTCAAAAACTATTCAACTACTATATCCAGTGCTTAGAAACAGTGAATAACGTGAAAAAACTAAGCAAACTAAAGGAATACCTTCAAAATAAGCAAAGTAAGGTGCTTTTAGTAGTATACGATTCAATACTAATTGATTATTCAGTAGAGGACGGAAAAGGAACATTAACAGACATTAAAAACATATTAGAAGAGGGTGGATATAGAGTAAAAGCCAAGAAAGGGCATAACTATAACTTTTAGAACAAATTAACAACTATTTATAATGGAATTTATTAAGTTAACGCAAGAACAATTGAAGAATAAGTTATTTTGTACATTTTCCCCTAAAGATAAGCTGGAAGATACTTTAGACACCATTAAAGGGGAGTATACTATTATGTATAGTAAAATTTTCGTATTAGAGTCGGAAGATTCTGACGAGTATTTATGTACCTATAACATCGAAGTACAGAGCGATAATACAAGAGTACTTCCAAATACTATTTTATTACATAGAAAGAAGGAAACCAACACGTTATACACTATTAACAGTTTGAACCTTCTTATTAAGTCCCTAAACGAGGGCATTTTAGATACATCTTTTAGAATTGAGTGGCAAAATTACAGAAACACTGTCCTTTTGACTCAAGGTGATGATTTAAGAAAACTTTCTACAAAAATTCACAAAATAGTCAACCTATAAGTTGGTATTTCGAATTATTCTACTTACATTTCCGTATAAGTAAATTTTTTAAACTAAAACAATAAGTTATGGCAATGGACCTATCTGCGATTAAGTCGAAACTTAGTTCGCTACAAACCCAAAAATCAGGCGGTCAGAAAAGAGACATGTCTTTGATTTTATGGAAGCCTACACCAGGCAAACACTTCGTTCGTATCGTTCCAGCTACATGGGACAGATCAAATCCTTTTAAAGAGGTATTAGTACATTACGGTATTGGTAACCGTACAATGATTTCATTAGTTAACTTCGGTGAAAAAGATCCGATTGTTGAATTTGCTAAGCAATTAGCTACAGCAGGGGATAAAGAAAACTGGGTTATGTCTAAGAAGTTAGAACCTAAGATGCGTGTATTCGTTCCTGTCATTGTTAGAGGCGAAGAAGAGAAGGGTGTACGTTTATGGGAATTCGGTAAGCAAGTTTATGCTGAGTTATTATCATTAGCTGATGATCCTGATGTAGGTGATTACACAGATGTAATTGATGGTCGTGATATTACGATTGAAACTACAGATGCAGCAACTAACGGTACTGGTTATAATCAATCTAAAGTACGTGTTCGTACTAAAACTACTCCTTTATCAGAAGATGCTAAAGAAGTTGAGAAGTGGTTAAATACTCAACCAGAAGCATTTACTATCTTTAAGAAATATTCTTATGATGAGATGAAAGAGTCTTTATTAAGTTGGTTACACCCTGAAGCGGCTACCGACGAACCAGTAGCACCAGCTACTCCTACAGTAGAAGCACCAGCTTCTGCTAATAAACCAGCATCATTTGCTTTAAATACAAAACCTAAAGCAAGTATTGACGACGAGTTCGACGAATTATTTAAATAAACAATTACATGGTAAAAGGAACTAAAGCTTCTCTTAATGAGAGTATAGCGGGTGCCCTAAAGGGTACCTTTAATCTAGATAGCTTCAAAGAAGCAAAGAACTTATCTAGTACATCGATTAAGATGAAAGAACAAAAATGGATACCTTTATCAAAAGCCTTTCAAGATTGTCTTTCTATTCCTGGTATACCACAAGGACATATTACCCTTTTAAGAGGTCACTCTGACACCGGTAAAACAACAGCTCTTCTAGAAGCAGCAGTAAGCGCCCAGAAAATGGGCGTCTTACCTGTTTTTATTGTTACTGAGATGAAGTGGAATTGGGAACATGCCAGGCTAATGGGATTACAGTATGACGAAGTAGCTGACGAAAATGGAGTAGTTAAAGACTATAAAGGATTTTTCTTGTATATTGATAGAGAGAGATTAAATAGTATCGAAGACGTAGGTGCATTTATTGCAGACTTATTAGACGAACAAAAAAACGGTAAATTACCTTACGACTTATTATTTTTATGGGATTCAGTAGGTAGCATACCTTGTGAAATGTCTATAACATCTAATAAGAATAATAACGAGTGGAATGCAGGAGCTATGTCTAAGACATTTGGTAACTTTATTAACCAGAAGATCGTATTATCACGTAAAGAAAGTCAACCCTATACCAACTCAATGCTAGCAGTTAATAAAATCTGGGTAGCTAAAGCAGAAAACATTATGGCACAGCCTAAGATGAAGAATAAAGGGGGAGATACGATGTATTTTGATTCTTCGTTAATTGTTACTTTCGGTAATGTTACTAGCTCAGGTACAAATAAGATCAAAGCCACTAAAAACGGTAAGGATGTAGAGTTTGCAAAGAGAACTAAAGTTAGTTGTGATAAGAATCACGTTAACGACGTAACATCTGCAGGTAGAGTTATTATGACTGCACATGGTTTTATTGATGATACTAAACAAGCTATTGACGCTTATAAGAAACAGTATTCAAAAGGCTGGTTAAAGACTTTAGGTACTACTGATTTTGATGTAATAATAGAAACTGACGACGATAGTAAAGATATTTTTGACGCTTCAGAGGAATAGTCGTATCTTTGTATAAATAAATGTTATGACAAGGATTAATATCGGAGTACCTCCGCGTGAATTAACTAACAAGCATTTAATTGCTGAACATAGAGAGATAAAACGTATTCCAAACGTTGTATCAAAAGGTAAATACAACCTTAAGGGTGTTCCACCCCAATTTACTTTAGGTAAAGGACACGTATCGTTTTTTTATGACAAGCTAGGCTATCTAAAAGAACGGTACGTGAGTCTTTACAATGAGTGTATCATTCGAGGCTTTAATGTACAGAACTATGAAGCTTCTTGGGACGGTGTTCCACGGGAGTTAATGAACAGTTATGTACCTACAGAGAGGGATATAGAAATAGTAACAGAAAGGATAGTAGATAGATTAGCTAATCCAATCGCAAAACAAAAAAAGAATGGATTATAAAAAAATGTTCGCAGAAATGGAGAGTCAAGCTCCTGAAGACTTACATAAAAACAGCAAAGTCTTAATTGTAGACTCATTAAATACTTTCTTACGTAGCTTTGTAGCCATTCACCACATTAATCCAGCAGGTAACCACGTAGGTGGCTTAGGAGGCTTTTTAAAATCGGTAGGTGCTGTTATAAAGCAAATACAACCCACGAGGGTTGTTTTAGTTTTTGACGGTGTTGGCGGTTCTACTAATAAAAGGTACCTATATCCTGAATATAAAGCCAACAGACACATTACTAAAATATCAAACTGGGATGCTTTTGATAATCAAGAAGAAGAATCGGAGTCTATTACTAATCAAATTTTACGTTTAGTTTCTTACTTAAAGTGTTTACCTGTTGATTTAATTGCAATAGATAAAATTGAAGCAGATGACGTAATTGGATACCTTGCAACTAGGTTTCCCGAAAAAGTAACTATACTATCTACTGATCAAGACTACTTACAGCTTGTATCAGATAAAGTAACTGTCTATTCACCAGTCAAGAAGATAATTTACGACCCAGCTAGAGTAATAAAAGAGTACGGAATTACACCTCAAAACTTTTTAGTGAGTAAAGTTATACTAGGCGATAAAGGAGACAATGTACCGGGTGTAAAAGGTATTGGAGCAAAGACATTATTAAAGCTTTTTCCTCAATTAAAAGAAGAAGAGAAATTTAGGCTGTTAGTTTTACTAGAACATGCAAAGCAAAATATTGCAAAAAGTAAACATTATGGTGATATACTTAATTTTTCTTATCAATTAGATATAAACCGTAAGTTAATGGACTTAACTAACCCGAATATACCTCAAGAAGATAAAGTTGTAATAGATAATTTATTACATAATCCAAATAATGAGTACGACCCTACTAAATTTGTAAAATTATACAACGAAGACTTATTAGGTAAGACCTTACTTAGCCCTCAAATATGGTTAGGTGAAACTTTTGCAAAATTACCTGCCTATTGATATTTATTATA